ATTAAAAAATAACAACTAATAAATTTAATTAAAAATGCCAACAACTACAACTCAAAACGCAAGTGTAGCATATAATGGGGAATTTGCAGGACAATATATCTCTGCTGCTCTTTTAAGTGCTTCAACTTTAGAAAACGGAGGTTTGACAGTAAAACCTAACGTTAAGTTTCAAGAGGTAATTAAAACTATCTCTACTGATGATATTGTAAAAGATGCTTCTTGTGATTTTACTGCAACAAGTACTATTACTCTTGACGAAAGAACTTTAACTCCTGAATTTCAACAAGTGAACTTACAACTTTGTAAGTCTGACTTCCAAAATGATTGGGAAGCTATCTCTATGGGATATTCAGCACACGATACACTACCATCGTCTTTTAGCGACTTCTTGATTTCTCACGTTGCTGCTAAAGTAGCACAAAGAACTGAAACCTCTATTTGGGCAGGTTCAACTGCTACAAGCGGACAGTTTGATGGTCTTGTAACTAAAGCTACTGCTGATGGAACTGTAGTAGACGTAACAGGTACTACTGTAAATGCAGGAAACGTAATTACAGAATTAGGTAAAATTGTTGATGCTATCCCATCTACACTTTACGGAAAAGAAGATTTAAACATCTATGTTTCTCAAAACATTGCAAGAGCATACGTTAGAGCATTAGGAGGATTTGCTTCTAATCTTGGTGCAAATGGTGTTGATGGTAAAGGAACTATGTGGTGGCAAGGTGCAGGTTTATCTTTTGATGGAGTAAACCTTTTTGTTGCTAACGGTCTTGCTGACAATACTGCAATGGCTGCTGAAAAATCTAACTTATACTTTGGTACAGGTCTATTATCTGACCACAACGAAGTTAAGGTTATCGATATGGCTGACATCGATGGGTCTCAAAACGTAAGAATCGTAATGAGATTTACTGCAGGAGTAGAGTACGGAATCGGTTCTGATATCGTTCTTTATTCTTAATAAACAGATTAACTAATTTAAAGGGGTAGGTGGTTTTATATCTGCCTACCCTTTTTTAATACAATAAAATATGGCTTGTGATTTAACTAAAGGTAGAAAAGAACCCTGCAAAGACGTAGTTGGAGGTCTGAAGGCGGTTTACTTTACTGATTTCGGAGATTACGGAACGGTAACGCAGACAGACGATGAAATTACTGATATGGATGGTACTTTTACTGCTTACAAATATGAATTGAAAGGGAATAGTAGCTTTGAGCAAACTATTACTTCTTCAAGAGAAAACGGTACGACTTTCTTTGAGCAAACTCTAAACCTTACACTTAAAAAATTAAGCAAAGAGGATAACAAAGAATTAAAGCTATTAGCATACGGTAGACCTCACGTTGCAGTAGAAGATTATAACGGAAACGTATTCGTTATGGGATTAGAACACGGAGCAGAGGTAACAGGAGGTACAATTTCTACAGGAGCAGCTATGGGAGACCTATCAGGATATACCTTAACGCTTTCTGCACAGGAATTAAAACCTGCTAACTTTGTAGACAGTCCAACTGCTGCTGACCCATTTGATGGAATGGCATCAGCTACTGTAACTATTACAGAAGGAACTAACTCTTAATAGGGTTTTCATTTGATTTGAGAAGGGTGGCTATATGCTGCCCTTTTTTGTGCCTTTTAAATAACAAAAAACAAAAAATATTATTGTATAAATATGATAGTATTACAAGAAAGTGCTTCGGCACAAAACATTGATTTCATTCCAAGAACTTTTACAAGTGGTAACACCTATAACGTTACAATAGTGAATGAAACAACTAATACAGAAGTGCATAACGTAAATACTACAAGTATAACCGAAAACTTGTATTATAATCGTTATAATGCTACTTTTAACCTAAAGCAAGATGTTACATATAACCTAACTATAAAGAGTGGTAGTGATGTAATATTTAAGGATAAAATATATTGCACAAACCAAACTGATTTACCAGCTTATACAGTAAACGAAAGTGAATATATTTTTAATGATACAGATAACGAGTTTATTACTTTATAATGGATAATTTACATATAGTTAATTTAGCTTCTTACAACCGCCCTAAAATAAGCGAGGATAAAAACCGTGATTGGGTTGAGTATGGAGATGACAATGATTACTATTCTTACCTAATAGACCTTTATACCAATTCAACTACAAACAACTCTATTATTAATGGGGTTACTAATATGATTTACGGTAAAGGTCTTGATGCGTTAGATAGTAGTTCAAAGCCTGATGAATATGCTGCAATGCGTTCAATCTTTAAAGATAGTTGTTTACGCAAAGTAACATTAGACCTTAAACTTTTAGGAGAGGGTTCTTTTCAAGTGCTTTACAAAAATGGTAGAGTAGTGGCCGCTGAACACTTTCCACGCCAAACATTACGAGCAGAAAAATGTAACGACAATGGAGAAATAGAAGCATATTACTATCATCCTAATTGGGCAAAGGTAAAACGTAGTGATAAACCTCAACGTATAGCTGCTTTTGGTTTTGGTAATGGTAAAGAACCTGAAATTAAAATTATAAAAAAATATGTTTCAGGATATGATTACTATTGCCCTGTAGATTATCAAGGTGGTCTAGCATACGCTGAACTTGAAAGCGAAATAGCCGATTACTTAATTAACGATGTACAAAATGGTTTTAGTGGAACGAAGGTAGTCAACTTTAACAACGGTATCCCTGACCGTGAAAAGCAAATGCAAATCAAGAATGATGTAATGCACAAGCTGACAGGAGCAAGAGGCGAAAAAGTAATTATAGCTTTTAACAACAATGCCGAAAGCAAAACCACAGTTGATGACATTCCATTAAACGATGCACCTCAACACTACCAATATTTATCTAATGAGTGTTCAGCTAAACTAATTGTAGCACATAGGGTAACAAGTCCATTGCTTTTAGGGATACGTACAGAAAACAATGGTTTAGGTTCAAATGCAGACGAAATAAAGACTGCTGCTTTACTTTTTGACAATATAACTATAAAACCCTACCAAGATTTAATTTGTGAGCATATAGACGATATTTTAGCAGTTAATGGTATTAGCTTAAAACTTTACTTTAAAACACTTCAACCGTTAGCGTTTATTGAAACAGATAATGCAATTACTGACGAAGCAAGAGAAGAAGAAACAGGAGTTAAACTATCAGCTACTTTTGATGACAAAAAAATGTTTGACCTTTTAGATGAATTTGGAGAAGAAGAAGATTTAGAAGGGTGGGATTTAGTAGATGAAAGACCAGTTGATTACGACCAAGAAGAAGCATTAGACAAAATGATTGGTTTAGCTTCTACAGGAAGTGCAAGACCAAACGCTAAAAGCGAACAAGATGGCGAAGCTGACAATATGAAATTTAAAGTTCGTTACCAATATGCGCCATTAGCTACACAATCTAATTCAAGGGAGTTTTGTAAGAAAATGGTTGATGCTGCAAAGATATATCGCAAAGAGGATATTCAGCAAATGAGCAATTTAGCGGTAAATGCAGGATGGGGATTAGGTGGAGCAGATACCTACGACATTTGGTTTTATAAAGGCGGAGGAGCGTGTCATCACTATTGGATGCGTAAAACGTATATGGCAAAAGATGTAACGCCTGATGCTACCAATCCAAATGCAGAAATAAGTGTTAACGAGGCAAAGAAAGAAGGGTTTACTCCTGAAGTTAATGACCCAAAGGTAGCTAAACGACCTGTAGATATGCCTAATAAAGGATTTGTAAATAAGTAAGAAATGGCAGAAGCATTATTCATAACAAGAAAGGATTTAGTAAAGTTTACTTCCGTTAATGGTAACGTAGATACTGACAAGTTCTTACAATACATTAAGATTGCACAAGATATTCATATCCAAAATTATTTAGGAACTGACCTTTACAATAAAATTCAAAGTGATATAGAAGGCAGTACTTTAGCAGGAGATTATTTAGCATTAGTAAATGACCACGTAAAACCTATGTTAATCCATTGGGCAATGGTTGAGTATTTACCTTTCGCTGCTTATACAATAGCAAACAAAGGCGTATTTAAGCACAGTTCAGAGAACGCTACAAATGTAGAAAAGGATGAGGTTGATTTCTTAATAGAAAAAGAAAGAAATGTAGCACAATACTACACCGACAGATTCATTAATTATATGAGTTTTAATGCAAGTAGTAAATTCCCTGAATATTACACGAATTCAAACGATGATGTATATCCTGACAAGGATGCGAGTTTTGAGGGATGGGTATTATGAAGT